ATGCTGTTGATGAGAATGGACGACACTGGACTGCCCAGATGACACATACAGAAGAGCCTTGGATTGTTTACAAGGAAGTTTGGAAAGAAGACCCACAGCAACCCTACATTCTATGACACATCCTGCAAATGAGTTTGAGTTTGATGATACTGCGGAAGAATCTTTCGTAGATTGGTTTCATGATCTGTATGGTCCGTTTAGTCTGCGGAGCGAATGGTTCTATGGTGATTGTATGATCCGCGACGAGAAGCAACGTGAGGATATTCTGATCAAATGGTTGCATTCTGCCTACGTTGCAGGGTATAATACTGGAAGGAATCACGCACAATCAAATGACTGATCTAATCTTTAGAACAAATGGTGAAGAGAAATTTCGCATTCCTTATTCACCCAGTCACCCATATGTTGGATCCAAATGCCCCGAAATGAAACTGGAGGTCACAAAAATGGATGAAATTGATCCTACTCTTATTCTCAAAGACAAAGACTGCATCTACTATCGTGGTGTGAAATACCAACGAGTAGAACAACCAAAACCAGAAACTTTGTACGACATTATTGCTGATTGGTGGGATGAAATATTCATCAACAATAATCCATCAGGGCAGAACATTGAGAGTTTGGTAGACCAGATTGAGAACTGGTTGCCGAAAGAACAATCTGCTGCAGGATCACAGAATGCATATGTGGAATGTAGTGTAGAAGGTTTCAATGATTGTCTCACTAAAATCAAAGGTAAATTACGATGACTGATAACTACGGACCATATCCCGACGAAATGTTTGAAGAAGCAGAACGTCGTGAAGCAGAACGCAAGGCACTTGATGCTGTTGAAAAACTCTACAAAGAGAATGGTGATGCTCTAAAACAACTTGCAGAGATTGAAAAGGAAGAATGGGAACGTAGAGAACGTGCTGATACTGTTCTAGCACGATATAATGCCTTTTATAACGATGAGTGTTCTGGTCTTACTCACGGGACACCAATCACACCAGAACATATGCAAGCAATGGCACTTGAATGTATGGTGGATGCTCTCATTTGCGAAAACCTGAATATGGAGTATAATGTGATTGCGATTGATGACATCAAGGATTTGATTGAACGGTTATATCAACAAGGTAGAGATTATCTCCAACGAGTACAAGAATTCAAAGATAGTGCTGATGGAGTAGCATGACTAAACTTTGTAAAGACTGCAAATGGTATCGTAGAGATTGGTTGAATCATTTATTTGGTGCCGGACATCATCATGATATGTGTGCATCGCCAAATACCACCAAGAATCTTGTAACTGGTCATGATAACCGATTCTGTGATATGCTGAGAGCAACCAGATGGCAAGATCTAGATTACTCATGTGGACCTGATGGTAGATTCTGGGAGGAGAAATGAACGACGAAAAGAATCCTGATGAACTTGTCATAAAGGACATTGATATGGTACACTTTGAGATGATGGATGATGGGTTCCTTTGGTGTGGAATCTATCACAAGAATGGTCAGATTGATCACTTCAACATCACTGCAAAGAAGAACAAACTTTCTACATTATGGATGCCTGATTGTGGATAAACTCAAAGAATGGATCATAGATTCGTACTGGTCAGTCTCAAATGCGGTAATGACAACATAGACAGACTTGCATTCTTTGAAGAGATAAATTCAGGATGGTATCAGATGTACATTTACCCGTATGATGATTGGTATATGCCAACAATCTCACCTCAACGTAAAACACTACTATCACAATGAAACTCCTAGACACAGCAACATACGAAGATTACGGCAAAGAATGGTATCTCCAGATCCTATCACACTATCCTAGATTCACACTGTTAGATCTAGAATGGCAATGGGATGAATTTCCTGCAACTGAACTCTTCCCACTATTACTCATCTCTATCGGGCCAAGATCACTGTTTGGATTCACATTTCGCTTCAAACACTTTGAATGCCGTCTAGATCTTCTCACATCCTGCCCACGTAATCTACAATCATACAAACGTAGATACTATTCAGAGAACTACGACGACTGATGCTAACACCATTACATAAGTTCATTATCGGATTCCGCCCAATCAAGTATACGCCATTCTGGTGGTGGTATCGCCTCATCTGCCACACAGATCTCCGACTAGATGATAGACATCTCATCAAAGAGTTCTGGTCATCTCTCAACGCTGGATGGGAACATGAACAATATATCATTAAGTTTGAAGAATACTGGGGAAAAGGATCATACCCGCCGGAAAGAATCATCATATCAGAATCAGAATATGATCATCTCAGAGAAAGATTACTAGAACCACCAGATCCAGAAGTACAAGAACGAATCAGACAGATTATGGAAAGAATACCACCATGGGAACAAACAGATGACTGAACGAAACTTTACCAAAGAACTCCTATACACATACTATGCTGATATGGAGAATGGATCTGATGTTGAATCCATTGACTATCGTTCCTTAATACACATTATTACTGAACTTCATACTAGAATAGAACGACTAGAAGAAGAGTGCGGAAAAAGTATGTAGTTTTCCACAGGTTTTTCCACAATTATTAAATGTTTAAATTAATATGGCTGAGAGAAATGTATAGAGAGTAATTATTAACATATAATGCCATACGTGTTAAGAAAAGAACAGATTATTAACATATATGCCTGAATTATTATCATATATGCACAGTAACCCTTAGTTTAGTCTCTAAATCCCTCTGGGTGTTGTTGTCTTTACCCGCGCGCCCACGATTTGTCAAGCCCTCAGAGAAACTCGGAGGCTCCCAGAATATCTCCAACGCCCACAAATTATTAACATATACATTATTATCATATATGCTCTGAGACACACCTAGGCGACCCAGGAAGACCCCTCTGAGACACTTTAGGTATCTCTGGGTGGCATCCTAATTATTAACATATAATACATGGATTATTAACATATATGGCTTGACATGTATCCTGTATGTGTGTATAATAGCTCTGCCAGGCTTCAAGGGTTGCTATTAAGCCAAGCCATTGAGCCATTATTAACATATATGCCATGATGTATGCCATTGGAGATCATGTTCAGTACAAGAACATTAATGGGATTGTGAGGTTTATCTGTGAAGAGTCTTTAAGTATAATGGTGAATGACCCTAAGCATAAGGCATTAGAGTGCCGAGTTGTTGTACCTCACAGTGAATGGCATTTAGTTCAAGTATATGGTGAGAAGTAATCACCAATTATTATCATATATGCCATGTATACCATACAATTATTAACATATATGCCATACATGTGCCAGTTTGAGTAGTGTCACTGGGCCACTTGTGTTCTGTGGGCAGATCGGATATTGTACATGAGTCGTTGAGATTTCACCATGAAATTCACCACTCCTGCATCTATCTCTGATTACTTCTACTTCAATGTAGATTTTCGTGATATGATGTCTAAACTGAATGATGAATGTGATGAGATCATCGGATTCAGTATTGGTCGTCTTTATATTGGTCTCTACAACAATTGTCTGCAGTGGGGAATTCTGGATGAGAATGGGGCGCTCTGAATGATATCATGTGCCGGATGTAGTACTGTCCATAACATCATGACAGGCATCCGGCACCATGGTATTGTAGTTAAGTCGTCAGGAATTCAGTTCATGAAAGACAATTTTTTCAACACCAACATCATTCAGAATCATGATCTGAACATGTGGTTAAACAACAGCATGGCAGAAACTTATGATTTCTGTCTGTCAGTTGCTGTTGCTCTGGAGAATGAAACTGATCAGGCATGGTATTATCAGCAGAAACGAGGTTACCTATGCTATGATGTGTGACAGTCTAGGAAGTGTCACAAGGCCACTAGACTTCTCACCCGATCCCCTGGTATTGTAACTTCAGTTCAAAAAAACGAGATGACTTTCACCGAAACTCTCCTGTCCGAAGGTTATGTTTTTGATGATGAAGATTTTGATGGTTGCTATGTGAAACAGGATGAGAATGGAAACTATCATCTCTATCAGGAAGGTGAGGATGATGGTGAGTGGAACTATGTGCAAATGTCTCCCTTGTTTGATGTTGTGAAAGAATACACTGTGACAGTCTGAGAAGTGTCACAAGGGGGATTGCAAAGTCCCCCATCATCCCCCATACTGGCTACAGTTCAAACAAACGAAACCAAATGACCGTCACTCTGACCGACAGCTACACTGAATTCCTCACTGAGGCAACTGTTGAGAAGATTGAAGAACTGAAAGATGAGTTGTACGATCTGGAGGCAATGTTGACCTTCATTGATGAGTACAATGAGAAGGATTTCATCAACTATTACGAGGAATACGTTCGGGTTGGTGAGGCAATCGGTTACGAGGCAGTTGATGCTTTGATCGGTGAAATGGGATGTGTGAGTGACATTGAAGATTGCGACGAACGCTATCAGGGTTGCTACCACAGTGTTGCTGACTTCGCTGAAGAATTCTACGATCAACTGGGTTACAACATCCCCGATGGCATTGTGGTTGATTGGGATGCCACATGGGATACATCGCTTCGCTATGATTTCACTGCCTGCAACGATGGCACAACCTACCGTGCCTGGCACATCTTTAAAGATGAATGAGTGACAATCGGGGGACTGTCCACTGCCCCCTTGAAACCGACCGCCGACCCTGTATTGTAGCCACATGATCAAAACCACTTCCAACCCCTACGCCCAGCAGATCCTCGCCAAGGGTCGTGATCTGCCCACGGCACCCGCCCCTAAGGCGACCTACCCTCGCACGATCGGTGCTCGGACCTTTGCCACTGAGGCAGAATACAAGGAGGCTCTGGCCGACTTCCTGAATGGGATGTGACAGTCAGACAAGTGGCACTCGGCCACTTGATTCCGACCCCATCATCCCCCATACTGGCTACAGATCAAACAACCCCACACGATCATGCGTAAGATTGAACGTCTGATGAACAAAGCAATTGCCGAGGGCAAGAGTGAGTGGAAACTTGATAACACTATGGTTTCCACTGTGAACGGTGTCTCCCATGTGTTCCTTCACGGTAACAAGATTGCCGAGGTTGGTGATAACTTCATCGTGCTCATGGATGGGGGTTGGCAGACTGTCACCACCAAATCGCGTCTGAATGCAATTCTGCGTGAACATGGAATCGGTCATGAAAGTGTCTTTCAGAAGAACCATGTTTGGCACTTCCGTTGTGCTGATCAGTCTGTGATTCCATTCTTCTCGGGTATGCGCCTGAACTGAACATCTGTCCTGGTGATGACACTAAAAGCACCACACACTTCGTTAACCTAACTCACTGAAATCATGTCCAAGCAAGTTCTGATCTCCATGCTGCGTCAAGGCAACACCGGCAATGAAATTCTCTCCATTCTGGATGTCATCGCCAACGACACGGTTTCTGATGCCCCTGTGGCAGATGTGCCCACTGCAGATCCTACTCTGGAGTGGATTGATTTCTGATCACAAACCCCTCTGCACATCTTACCTCTAACTGAATGGAACTGGTCGTCTTGTTTGTGTGTGTCTACGCCATCAAATCTGGCGAACGGTTCATCTCCAAACTGCTGAAGTGATCGCTATGCAAACCTACGAAACTTTCGCCCATGCAGCATACCTTGATGCTGCCGACGTGTTCACAGATGATGCCGAGCACGATGATACCATGGATGCCGACGCCTACGATGCCCGCCGGAGGGAACGGGACGGATGGGCAACTGACACATGGGATGGCCGCTGGTGACGCCCAGTGGCCTACAATGGCTACAGATCAAACGACCTCACCTCATGACTTTCGGTTTCGCTGTCCAACCCACCGCCTGGACTTCCTTTGATCCTCACGGTTGCGAGTGGGCCACTGATACGATCCATGCCAACGTGCTCGCCAAGATCTGGGGCGAGGAATGCATGATCTGGCGAGTGCCCGCCAACGGGTCTGCTTACCGCTGGATGCGTGCCGGTGGCAGTGTGGATCGGATTGATCAGATCGCCGACCTCGCTCTAGGGGTCGCTTGACCTCTCACCCCTGACCCTGTACAATAGCCAAGTCACCAACACACAGACCATGCTCAACGCTGCAACCGCCTCCAAGCTTGACCTGCTCATCGCTGACACCCGTGGTGAGATCAAATACACCGTGCTCCCCACTCGCCGCCCTCGCAAGGGTGAGCTCACGATGAGCATGACAAAGGGCAGTCGCTCCAACACCAACCGCCGCGGTCAAGCATACCAGGGGCATGCCACTCACGCCCAGCACGCCATCGTAGAGGGCAACGCTGCAGCCTATTTCAAGACCTCCGGCTGAGTTAACGGGAGGGCCAGTCCCTGGCCCAGTTCCCCCGGCCGGCGCCGCGATCGGGGGTCGCCCCCGTGGTTGAAAACCTCTAACTACCCTAATCTATAACGGCCACAAAGCGACCTCGCTAAATCTCTAAATAAAAAAAATTTTCCCAGCCACAAAATGACTCCGAGCCCCCTCAAAGATTTTTCCGAGGAGCTCCACTATATCTACATTTGCACCCGTGAAACTCTCCGATTAATCCATGAATCCCTACAAAATCAACAAAGCAACTCTCTACGAAGTACCTGTGAAGACCACCCCACAAAACGTGCAGGAAGCTAACGAGGGACTCTTTCATGCAAAGATGACTCTCCCTGCAGCTGCAAGACACTGTGGAATGTCTCAGAAAGAAATGAAACTTACATTCTTTGAGTATCTCAAATATCATCCGAAGACCTATGAGCAAGAATAAACTGAACTGGTTTGAATATTACTTTGGTCACTGTCTTCAAACAGGTTGGAGAGAGATGTGGAATAACTTTAAAATGTGGCGTGATTTACTCAGTGGTAACTATGCAGATTATGCACTACTGAGTACAGATGATCCATACGAAGAATGTTACCAATGGTTTTGGACAAGCATTAATCTTGATGAAACATATCCGAAGGAATTCCTAGAATACTTAATGGACATGTGTGATCGTATTGATAGAGGGGAAGAAAAACTTATACCTCTTACAGAAGACTTCTTTGATGATCTTAAAGAATTAATTGACGAAGAAGTGTGATATATACTGCAGTTATATCAAATGATACATATGTCAAGTTTTGATTATTCAACAGAAGTCACACAGGACGAAATTACAGGTGAGTTCTACATATCCATCCCATATGATCTAGTGGAAGAACTTGGTTGGGGGGAAGGCGATGTGGTAGAATGGGAATATCATGACTACAACTCCGAGCCTGGTTTGAGACTACATAGAGTAGGCGAGTAGTTGTTGGCGCGTATTTCCTCTGAATTATGGCAAAGAAGTTTAGACCTAAAATTGAAAACGTTAAACCTAGTTACCAATCAACTGGCAGAACAATCAGTTGCAATGGGATAACGATTAATAATATCGTCAAGAATGTATTCAATGAAGTTGGTACATGGGATCTAGATGAGGCCGATAAGCGTTTTAGTCAGTTACCTGGATCAGATCCAAATGGTATTCCTCTTAGAGCACTAACATACGGAACCAAAGATCCTTATATGGTTCGGTACGAATACATTACGGATTATGAGGATGCATATAATTCAACGACAGAAGAACAGGAAATCAATGCAATTCTAAGTGCTCCTGGGTATTCATATGATCATGATACCGAAATTGAAAATAAAGGTAAAAAGAATATCTTTCTCTATGAGGAGAAGGTAAGACCTTATATTACTTACGACGAAGAATACTTCCAACATATCTTCAATTGGCCAACCGAGCACACGATGCAACAAAGGAAGGTTGGTGGATTTGTATTTGAAACTGAATGTTGTGGCGGTGTTACAACGTACTTTGAACATTCTGCAACCTATCCAGGCGGTACAATGACTCTGGATAAGGTTGATAGTGAATTATATTACATTGATGACTACTGGGGTTATCAACCATTAGCACTGAATCCAGATGGAACTATTCAGGATTCGGATGGTAGCATTACAGATAGAATTGGTCAACCCGTTATCTATCATGGTGGAACTGATGATGATTGTCTGTTCTTTCACTATGTTGTAGATCTTGAGGATGAGAATGAAGTTGGTACGACTAATCTAGTTGTCATTGGAGATACGATCAATGGCGCAACTGTTGATAATGTAGTCAACTATGTTGTTGAAGTTTCACTGAAGAGAAATGCATCTAAGTCCTCTGATAAGGGTTCTTCGGATCCAGATATCACACAAGCTGAATTTCTAGCACTAGATCCAACTTATACTACAACTGATTATGTAAATACAAAATCTTGGTTAAGACTGAATACTGCAGATGGTATTGTAAAGGGAAGTCTAGTAACTGGTAACGGAATTGATAAGGATACATTCGTCACTGGTGTAGATGAATCTAGAAGTCGTGTATACCTAGACAAACCTCTAACCAGTAAGAAAATCAAGAGTGTAAGATTTTTAGATAGTGAAATCAATCGTGTCAGTAAAAATACTCTCTGTTATGCAAAAATCAGCGGTGGAAGTTTTGATGCAGACACAAACTATGAAGTACTCAGAGATGGTGTTTCTACAGGAATCACTGTTTGTGCAAGAGCTGGAAAAGGTATCATAAACAGATCTGCAATCGTTGGAATTTACTTTACAAAAAACAAAAAGGAAATTCAATACGATCCTATTTTCTATTCTGCAGATCCAAACTGTGAAAAGGCATTCCTAGAAGATGATAATGGAACATATGTTTTAGGAACCACTGTTTGGGATGATAATACCAGAGCAGAAGGTAAGTGGTTGTTAACATCACCAAAGACCACAGAAGCATATAGAATTGCATCAACATATGCATCATTTACATATGGTTTGATTGATAAAGATACACTAGAACTATTCTTGTCACAATTCAATTCAGATTCTCAGAACTATCTTGAAGTTTACAATAATCTGAATACTTATGTACGTACTACTCTTGGTGGTAGAAAGGCTGCAGGTACATTTGATGATATTTGTAGAGATGATCTAACTCTAGATTATTCTCTAGTTTATGATGGAATTGTTGAAGTTGAAGATATCCAAGGTGCAGTTTCTCAAGTTGCTAGTGCGATTCAGGATGATTGTGTACTTGGAGTTCAACCAAACTCCAGTGCTACTACAGTTGATGACTTCAAAAAGAATATTGAAGATATCATAGAAAGATCTGTTTCAAACTCTACAGTACTATCTAAAGATTATTATGAAAGACTAGTTTCAAATGAAGATTCTCTTCTCAAGAGACTTGATAATAGTGCAAGTATTACTAAGAGATCAGTACCTACTAGTACAAAAATTCCAAATGCACCTCCAACAATTGAGGGTCAGGATGGATCTGGAATCAATTGGATGGTTCCAAACTTTAGAGCAATGCCTCCAGCAATGGATAGAGTTAAATTCTTTATCAATGACTCTATGGTTGCAACTGATAAAGATATGGATCCAAACTTCAATCTTGATCCTGCAACGACTGTAAATCAACCAAAAATTATTATTCGTTCAAGACCTCGTTGGATTTGGAATGGTGCGTCTTCCTGGTCAAATACAAAGTTCCATTCTGGTCTTTGTGGAGCATTCTCATCAACATTAACTGTTACTGTTAATCAATCTGGTGGATACTTAGATACTATTACTTCTGCAACTGGTGCAGTTACAGTACCACCACCAGTTCTATGTGAAGGGGATCCACCACCTCCTCCATGTACATGTACTACTGGATGGACTAATCCACAACCCAAGGGTGATAATAAGAACATCAATTTTGGTGAAAAAGCTGAACCATGGGATTTCAGTAAATTATCCACAGAACAAACTGGATATATCTCTGCAACTAACTGGGGTGTTCATCCAGATCTAAGAGATCTTGATAATATCTACAGGTCAGATAATAGTGATATCCTGGCACCTACTGCCTCAATTTTTCCAAAAGTTCTTTGGTCACCAAACATTAACTACCAAATGGACTTCCATAAAATATTATGGTTCAGAATGGATGAACTTTCTGAGTTGCTTGGTGAAGCAATTATGAATACTGGAAATCCATACTTGGATAATCCTATTAGAGCAAAAATTACTAAAACAATTGAACCATCTGATACAACAATTCACGTTCAATCAACAGAAGGATTCCTATCTTCTGGATATTTGATGATTCCAAAGTATACTAAAAAGTTATATACTACTGAAACTGGAAATGTAGATTCTGTATTTACATATTGTGGTGAAGAAATTATCTACTACAAGTCAAAAACTAATACAACATTTGAAAATTGTGAACGTGCTTTGTTCGGAACCACAACCGACTTTGAAATTACAATTCCAGCGTATTCACTAGAAGTTGGAGTGAGATACAAAATTACAAGTCTTGGTACTACAAACTGGGAAAAATGTGGAGCTGGTAAGAATGCAACCGTTGGTACAGTTTTCACTGCAACTGCCGATGGAGATGGTGATGGAACTCTACAACTAGTTGGATCAAATTCTGATGAAATCTCAAGTGAAAATATTGACGTTTATGAAGATCCACCAAAAATTCCTGTAATTAGTAGTTATGAAACAGGATTTAGCGTCTCACAACACTGGATATTCACAATCAAGGAGGATTAACAAATGGGAAGACCGATTCACCGACTAGGAGATGTCAATACTGCTGGGGCCCCAGTAGTCTTTTGCAAAGCTGTTACTGTAATTGCTGGTGGACTTCCAGTTGCAACTACTGGAGACCCAGTTGCTGGTCATGGTCCTGGTATTCACGCTGGTCCAGTCACTGGTCCTGGTAGTCCAACAGTATTTGCTCAAGGTATTCCTGTGAATAGACAGGGAGATCCAGATACATGTGGTCACACAAGAGCTACTGGATTGCCGTCAGTTCTTGTCGGCCCTTGACATCAGTAGTATTTTCAAGTATACTTGGTAAGTAACCGATAGGTGTTTTATGGCAAAAGTTGGTAGTTTTAATAAAACCAGTTACGTTCCTGGTAATCCTAAGAAGACTCGTCAAGGTCGTAGTCAGAATACACATCTTGGAGCTTCTTCACGAAATGGACGCAAAAAGCGTTATCGTGGTCAAGGAAAAGGATGATCTTCCGCCCTCCGCAAGGAGGGTTTTTTTATGAGGAAAAGTGGCATAAATAGGATTGTGGGAGATAGCAACCTCCAAAAAAGTTCTGTAACAACAGAATTGGGAGTAATTTATGGCTACCGTTCACATCCCTGATCATGATTACAACTATATGCAAGAGCAGTTTGGAACATGTGTTTTAATTAGTGACCCTGCTTCTGAAAAATACTTAAAAATGGCGAAAAAAGTACCACCAACAGATAGAATGAGCAGATGGTGTGGTGGTAAAAATGGTTTTGATGACTTTGTTGAACGTTTTGATACTTGATATATAAGGTAAAATTATTAAAATAACTAATGTTAGGATCCGTCTCTACAAAAAGAGCTTTAACCTCAGAATTTCTTGGAAAGATTTCCAGATCTTTTAAGGATCTTAGCTTTAATTTTACTAGAAATCCAATAACAAATGACATTGTAGTACTCAAAAACGAGGAATCAATTAAACAGTCAGTAAAAAACTTGGTTCTTACCCAAGTAAACGAGAGACCTTTTAGACCACTATTAGGTACAAATACTACTTCATTCTTATTTGAACTTGGTCCAGAGGTTGCTGCAAACAGTTTAATTGAAGAAATTGAAAGAATTTTAATACAAAATGAACCCAGAATTCAATTAGAAAGAATTGATGTGGAGGCAGTTGACGATACTAATGAATTTGAAGTAACAATTGAGTATTTAATTGTAGGACTTCCACCAGAAGTTCAGAATCTATCCTTTATTCTCATCAGAGAAAGTTAATCTAAATGGAATTACCAGTAGTATCTGCTTTAGAATTTGAGCAGTTAAAGAGTTCAATAAAAACTTTTATTAAAACAAAGACAGACTTCAAAGATTATGACTTTGAAGGATCAAACCTGTCTATGCTGGTTGATATTTTAGCTTATAATACGTTGTATACGTCATACAACGTTAATATGGCGGCAAATGAACTAAACTTAGATACCGCAGTTTTACGTGATAATATTGTTTCAATTGCAAAAAGACTCGGTTATAATCCAAGTTCATATACTTCTTCAAGAGTATATTTTAATCTGATTGTTGAAAATACTCAAAATTACGATAGTATTAAGGTAGCACCAGGAACTCTGTTAGCTGCATCTGCTAATGGTAAGAATTTTAAGTTTATCCTTAGAGATCCTTTAGAGTTAGATGTTAGAGGAAAGAACAGCGTAGTATTCCCTAACGTTGAATTGGTAGAAGGTTCTGACTTTTCAATTACATACACGGTAGATACTTCAAACGAACACCAAAGATTCTTCATTCCAAATAGTTTTGTTGACGCAGAAAGTATCAGAGCGTTTGTAATCTCTGATCCAACAACTAATATTGAAGACGAATATGTAAGAAAGACATCAATTGTTGATGTTACTGCAGAAAGTAAAATTTTCTTCGTTGAAGAAGTACAGGATCAAAAGTACGAAGTTATCTTCGGAGATGATGTATTTGGTAGAAGATTGAGAGATGGTGAGGTAATCAGACTACAATACGTTGTTTCTTCGGGTGCAGAGTCAAATAGTATCAGAATATTTGATTTTGTTGGTTCTGTTTTCGGTAGAATTAATAATAATGAAAATTTAATAGGATTAACTAATATCAGATATGAATTGGTTTCTGAGTTTTCTGATGGAGGTTCTGAATTTGAGAGCATCAGATCAATCAAATATGCTGCTCCAAGATACTATGCTTCACAAGAAAGAGCGGTCACACTATCTGACTACGAGGCAATTGTAAGACAAATATATTCTAACGCAGATTTGGTCAATGTTATTGGTGGAGAATCATTAAAACCACCTAGATTTGGAGAAGTATATATTGCAATTAAACCAATTGTTGGAGAAAGAACAAGTCAAAGTGAAAAAAATAGAATCTCCAGAGAACTTAAGAAGTATCAGGTTGGTTCAATCACTGCAAAAATTGTAGATCCAGACGTACTTGATATCCGTATCAGACCTATCGTTGTATATGATCAAACTACAACTAGAAAAACTATTTCTGATATTACTTCTCTTGTAAATGGAGAAATTTTAAATTACGTTAAGGATCCTGATTTCAATTCGTTTGGTGGATTGTATTCAGATTCTGATCTAGTTTGCAGAATTAAAGATCTTGAAAATTCTATTAAATTTGTAAACGTACTTATTTACTTGCAGAAATCCATGCAACCAATGACTGGTGTTCTTGCAAAGTATGAACTAGACTTTTTCACAAAGTTAAAAACCAGTACAAAGTCCGAATTTTATGTTCTATCTGAACCATTCTGTGCTGTTGGTTATGTGACTCCAGTGTTCATTGGAGCGATGGGAAATTGTGATTATTCAGGTGATCTTAACCTATATTCAATAGGAGGAAGACTTCTCAAAAGTAAGGTGGGCACAGTAAATCCTGCAACTGGAGAACTCAATTTTACAGTGGAAATGTGCCAAGAGACTCCAATAAATATTACAGTTATACCAGATGTAGTAGAAATTATTTCTGGTCCTGGAACTACTCCAAACCTAGTAGTTGATGACATCATTATCAATACTGATCTTGATGACTCACTAAATCCTGATAATAATACATTACCAGTTGATGAGATATTATCAGTTCCAACTACAGGAGATCCTACTTCTTCAGCACCTCCTGCTGAAAATGATCTAGTAGTATCAGACCCAGAAGGAAATACATTTGTGATTCCACCACCAGATCCAGGAATTGGAGGTGGACTACCAGTAACTTTCCCAGTTATTGAAGAACCACAAATCATAGATCCAACCATAAATGATCCTACCGGCGGAACTGATCCAAATGACATCCGCACAATAGATAATTTCACACCAGAAACCGATCCAACAGCTTGCTCATGAGATACCTAGAAGAGAAGAAGTCCAATATCTCAAATTTAATTGAGAATCAGTTTCCTTTTTTTGTTCAACAAAATAATCCTAAATTTTTAGAGTTTCTTTCTTCATATTACGAATCTCTAGAAAATAAGTATCAACCACTTGATATTGCTACAAATTTAATTGATTATTATAATATTGGTTACTATAGACCAAATCAACTGGTTGAAGAGACCAAATTGATTGGAAACTTACTCTCTGACTCAACTACTATTGAGGTTGAAAGTACTGTTGGATTCCCATTTGAAAATGGTTACATTCAAATCAACAATGAAATCATTTTTTATAAGAGAATTGATGGAAACAAATTTGTTGACTGTGTAAGGGGGACTTCAGCTCTTGTATTAAAAAGTGTTCCTAGATCGGAAGTTGTATTAACTAGTAGCAAAGCAGAAGAACATAGAAATGGGTCATCTGTAGTCAACATTTCTTTTGCATATGCAAATGAGTTTTTCAGCAGAATCAAGTCTGAAATTGCTCCATTAATCACTGAAAATGTTGTTGAGGATCTTGACTATACTCAGTTCTTAAAAAATATCAAGTCCTTCTATTCAGCAAAGGGAAGTCTGAATGGTCACAGAATCATCTTTAAGATTCTATTCAATGATAAAAAGTATAATATTTTACTCAATCCAAGAGGATCGGGCGCGAAGTTAAAGATCAATAATTACAATAAGTATATTCCTAAAGAACCAGCACCAGAAATTGTCTCTGGTGGATCTGGATATGATAACCGTAGAGATCCATCTACGAATGAGTTCATCAACTCTCCAATTATTGATGTACTTGGTAGTGGTTCTGGTGAAATTCAAAACGGATTGAGACCAAACGATACTGCCGTTATAAAAGTAACTGGTATTGACAATAACGGATCTATTACTTCTATTGAGGTAGTTGATTCTGGGGAGGGTTATATTGGACCTATCAAATCAAGAGTTCGTGTAAGATCTTTCTTCCAAGATCAAAGAATTTACAATACATCTGGTACTGGTTATGGAAGAGTTGATTATTGGGATGCGTATAGAAATGAACTAGTTCTATATGATGTTGTTGGTTATTTTTCTTCTGATGATGAAATCATCGGTGTTGGTGGAGAATCACCAAGAGCAACTATCTCTAGAGCATTCATCGGAACAACTTCAATCAGAAGTGGAGTTGAAACAATTCCAGAAGAGCAGAATATTGAATTCCCAAGAGAATACACATTTAAGACTTCCAACTCACTATTGGTTGAGAAGAAAGTTATAAAGTGCAAACTAATAAGTGGTCAATTGTCTGTTTATGGTGAATTACCAACTGTACTTGATATTGTCCAAGATCCAGATCCATTATTTGGAGTCAATGGTGTAAATATTGAAGTTGATAATATCATTTCTCTACAAGATGAAACTTATGAGTTTGAGGTTTCATCAAATTCTGATATCAATTATCTTTATCTCCCACCAAGCACAAAAATTATTAGATCTGAGACAAATCTCGGAAACAATTTTGTAATCACGGTTGATGATGCTAGCAGATTCCCAGTAACAAATGGTATCCTTTCTGTAAATGGTGTGTTAATCCACTATGTACATAGATCAATCAATCAGTTTTTTGATTGTTCGTTCTATTACAGTGGAACTTCAACTACTATTGACGCTGGTGTAAGAGTTCTATCATGGGGTAGACAAAGATATACCGTCAAGTGGCAGATCAATGAAGAAATCAAAGAGGGAGAATTTAGATATTACAAAAATAATCTATACAGAGCAGTAAACTCTGGTATCACTGGAACACTAAACGGTCCTAAGCATACCTCTGGTATTGAGAGAGATGGATCTTATGCTGACGGAAATCCAGAACCAGTTAGTTGGCAATACGAAGGTTCAAATCTGTTCCAACATGCTCCATATGTCAAATCTTCAAGTAATCTAATTGAAGATGTTGTATTTGAACTTTTAGCTATGACTGGAGATGTTGTCATAGTTGAGGGTGGTTCGTTACACACAAAACAACAATATACTTTTGCTGATCTAAAGTCACCTAATACTCAGAACTATTATTTTACAACAAAAGAAATTTCTGACAGACTTGCTATTGTTCTTTCTTCAAATTTCAATAGAACTGGAAATATTGTAACCGATAACAGACTACCATCACACAAATCTTTTGTTGGATTTAACTCAACATACGATTATGATGAGTATGTATATGTACCAACTAGTGCTATTCCTCGTTGGTGGAATGAAATTGTAGATCTTTCTCAAGTAACATTGAATGATGCAGATCTTAAAAAAGTATCATTCACCAATCAAAAGTTAATTTCAAGATATAAAAAATCCACTCTACTAGATACTGCAAGAGTAATTACAAATAAAGTACCAACGAAGCAAGCAATTGGTATTAATGCAGATGCAATTCAGATAAACTCGTATAAGGGTTCAACCATAAGCTATGGTTATATTAATAATTTTGTAATTGGTGATGGTGGTAATTATGAAGTCCCAATCAATCAATTCGGTGGGTTTGATTTCAATAAATTCCCTTCATTTGTTATCACAAAGAATGGAACACAAATTGAAGCAACAAACCAAAGATCTTTAATCAGACTATCTTCAAAATTCACTTATATTGATTTTAACAAACTAGCAGAGTTTTGGCAAACATCTGGAGAGTTGGTTGGATTCACCACAAAACCAGTAATTGAAGTAGTAAATAACAATCCAAGAAAAGTATCCACTGTATTAAAGTCTGCGATTAATCTCTTAAACGACACATTTACAATTACATATTCTCAGGATGATCCAAAATTTGAAACTGCAGATAAGGTAACTTACAATAATGTTCTACAGAATGTTATTCCAAAACTAACAAATAACAATCAGTACTATATTCGCAAAGTAAGTGAAGTATCAAGTACTGAAATAGTTTATTCACTGCATACATCTGAAAGTGATTCAATTATTGGATCAAATGCAATTGATCTTCAATACATCAATGATCTTGGTAATTTTTCATTCGGATTGATTGGAGATGTAGTTAATCCAGCTGACTTCCAGCAAGCAGAATTTGATTTGAGTTATAATGAAGATACTGGAGCAATTGATAATATTATTGTCAGAAATTCTGGTAATGGATATGTAGAAGCTCCTACCATAAGAATTATCGGTGGTGGTAAACTTGAATCTCCAGATATTGTTATTCCATATAGCATCAATGGAGTAAAAATTGTTGAAATGAGAGGTCAGTTAACCTCATTCACCAATTACTACAAAGATAATTTCTTCTTGATTGATTCATTTGAAACAATTACAGAAACTTTTGATATTGCTCCAAAGGTTACACTTGATTCTGGTAGTGGTGCAGAAGCTTCTGTTTACGTAGCTTCCGGCAAGGTTGCTTCTGTTGTATTGGTTAAGAGAGGTAAAAATTACTATACAAAACCAAGTGTAAAGATTATCGGAAATGGTAAAGATGCGGTAGTTGAAGCAAATATAGAGAATGGTGAAGTTACTGGATTTACAATCATAAATCCAGGGTCTGGTTATACATTACCACCAACTATTGAGATAGTACCTTCTGGATCTGGCGGAATTATTTCTGCTAGACTTAATGAGTGGACTTTCAACATGGTTGAAAGATTAAACAAAATTGGTAGAGTTGATTCATTTGGTGGATATGTTTATAATGAGTCGGATTATGATACTTCAAATCCAGATTCAAATAATGTACTCAAGTTGCAGACAATAGATCCAGAGACTGACTTACCACCATCTCTAGATGACAGACAATACGTACTATTATCTACATCAGATAAACTACTTGCGAAGTATACGATTGAACAAAGATATGGATATCTTCAGGTTCAATATCCAAATGAAACATTATCATATCAAACTCAACAAGATATTGATAATGTACTTTCAAAGAATGTACACTCTCCAGTAATTTGTGTTTCATATGATGGAGTTCCAGTATATGGAAAAATGTGTCATTCTGTAAGATTTGATGGAACTTCTCCTTTATCTGAAATAAAGTCAAGATATAAGTTAAAGTATAACACAACTCAAACTGCTGGAAGTGTTTCCTATACTGTAAATGGAACTACTTATTATGTGAACAGAGAAGGTGGACCTTCTATTGAAGATTATCCAATTGGATCATTCATTGAAGACTATGAGTTTGTTACTGGACTTGATGATGATTTGGATATCCATAATGGAAGGTTCTGTGTTACACCAGAATATCCAAATGGTAGATACTGCTATTTTGCAACCACACAGTCATTTGATTCTGTTACAAACGAAATAATTTCTCAAACTTCCGTTGATTATAACGGATTCCCATATTATATCGGAGACACATATTCTTCCGAACCAGATTTCTACGTCAACAAGGGATGTAGAACAAATGATAAGATTCCGAAAGCATTCGCTAGAACATTTGACAAAGAAGTTGTTGGATTTGAAATTCCAGGAGTCTTTAAATTTGATGGTTTACCAGAGAATGTTTTCTATCCAACAGAGAATACAAATTACGACAGAACCATCCTCAGAAGTACTTCATTAACACCAGGATCTGTAGATAGTGTCATTATTGAAAATCCTGGACGAGGTTATAGAGTTGGAGACTCTGTAATAGTTGACAATACTCTAACATTTGGTTCTGGTTTTGGTGCATTCGTATCCAAAGTTTCTGGAAAAGCCATTTCCAATGTACTTGTTTCAGTTGATAGAAAAACAGTCACTGTATTTACAAATGGTCGTAATGGACTAGCTGTTGGAGATTATGTCTATTTTGATTATACAACTCCTCTAAATCCAGTAACAATAAATCTGTTTGATTCCAGTTTTCTTCCTGCGAGTGATAAACTTAAAAAATCTGATAACTTATCGGTATTGTTCAATGAAGATGCTGTAAATAAGTATTCCGACAAGAAGTTCTATACACTCTCGTTGAACTCAAAGTATAAGTATAAGTTCAATATTCCAAATCAATCATATACATTTACGTTAGACATTGACAGAAATAATGAGTTCTTTGTAATTGAAGAACCAGGATCTGCAGATCCAGCAAGTATTATCTTTGATGCATCAAAACTACCAAATATTCTTTATCTACATATCGGTAATTATATCTATGAAATCACTACTAGTAATGAATATTTCGGTGAATATCGCATACAAGAAATTGATATAGATACAAATTCTTTCACAGTTCCTGTTTTACTAGATCCCACAGAATTTGAAACACTAAATCTATTCTATACGGCAAAATCCAGAGGTGCTTCTGGTGGTGTTGCAGAGATCTCTGTATCAAACAGAGGATATAATTATAGAAAACTACCAGCAGTTGAAGTTGTATCTGATATAAATGGAGGAACTGGAACTGGAGCAATAATCCAGGCAAACTCGTCAACCATTGGTCAAATCAGAAACGTTGGATACTTAACTCCTGGCGGAGGTTTTACTTCAAACGATACGATTAACCATTATCTAAATCTACCTGCAACTGCTAAAATTATTAATAACTTTGAAATTTATGAAGTTGAAGTTGTTGAAAGAGGTCAAGAATATAAAGATCAACTAAAAGTTCTAGTTAATGGTCAGGAAAATCTTGCCCAATTAAAAATTAATGTTCAACTAGGTATAGTTATTAGTGTTGATGTTATTGACGGTGGAACTAACTTTGAAACTATTCCTACTATTGAAATTGTAAGTTCCACAGGAACTGGTTGCGTATTGAGAGCAAAAATTAGAAGAAAACAACTCCAACCAGGACAAATTCTTAAGGGTAACATCAATTCTCAGGTATTCCCAGTACAAGTTACTGCACAAACAGTTAACTTTGATGATCTAAGTTCAACCCTGGAGTTTGATGAGAGTGTAGGTTCTTTCAAAGAAAATGATCTAGTTTATACCGATGATGGTAAGAAGTATGGAAGAATCATTAGTATTCGCAGACCAAAAGCATATGCAAAATCAAATTCATATGTAACTCTAGAGAGTTCTAGAAATGACATCAATGGAAACTCCAGTGAATTCTTGCAAAAACTTACAGATAGTAATGTTTACCAAGATTGGTCGTATATTCTTTCATCATCAAGAGATACGAAAGAGTGGAGAGAACAAGTTGAAGTAAATACTCACCCATCTGGAAATAATCTATTCGGTAAGAAGATTATTGAAAGAAGAAAATTCTTCTTTGATCGTCCAGAAGATGTATTCAAGACTAGTGTAATTTTTACAACAAATCTTGTAAACGACATTTTACTCAAAGTAAAACTCGCACCATGCAAAGATCAAGTCATATCAATTCCGAATGTTGAAGATTTTGAGATTGGTGACTATATTTTTGGTTCCATATCCGAGGCGATCGGTGAAGTTGTTGAAAAGACAGAATATTCACTGAAGGTTGCATTAAGAAATGATATTAGATTTATAATTGGTGAGTTAATTATTACCGTTCCTACAGAGTTCTCCTTTGGTGTTGAATCTGCAACATCAAGATCTCTTGCGTTCTGGAATGGAATCATGCAGGAACCAGAAGTTAGTTATGAAACTTCTTTTGAGTACTATGATGAGTTTGGTGATCCTTTGATTGTTCCAGCTGTAGGGTCATTAATACCAAAATTTGATTTGGATCCCGCAGATGAATTAGTTCAATATAAACTATCCACAGGTGTTACTATATTTGATTCTGCCGACCTAGAAGGTTCGGAGTCTGTTTACTATCCATCAGTCAATGGAATTGCATATGATATTGGTGCTAACTTCTTAGATAACACTATCATTTCAATTTCTGGATCTGTACAGAATCCAATCAACCTACAAGTAAATGATAATGAAAACTATGTAAAATTCCTTGACACAACCAAGTATAACTCAAGATTGTTTGGCATAACTAGTGAGTCATTCAATAGACTGTTATTCAGTGGTCCATCAACTGGAACTACTTACACAATCAATTATTCGGTATCTGATGCATGTCAACTATTGATTTTCTATAGTGGCGTTCATCAAACTCAATTACTCACTGACTATACGGTAACTAACAATACAGTAACTTTCAGTGAACCAATTGAACTTTCAAACGTTTTTGGATGGTACGTTGATGAAGAGGTTGAGTGTGAATCGGTTTCAATCCAAGATCTATTAAACAATAGAATCACTGGAACCTGGCGTTGTGATACAAAGAACTTTACTCAGTTTATCAACTCCAGTGCGGTAAGAACACCAACATCTCTATATGAACAAAGAAAGGAATATCTTGATGGTGTAATTAGTGCAGATCCAGATAATACCACTTTATATGGTTTTAATACCAAATTTACATATACTACACCAGAGTATTCAAGGAGTTTTATAGAAGTTCTTGACAAATTTGATTTTAATGGTACTGATAGAGCATTTAAATTAACTAGAATCAACGGAAATCCATATACCCCAGTAAAGGGTGAAGATTCTCTAATGGTTTATGTTGACAACAATGCTCTTGATCAAGATGAGTATTCAATTAATGGTGACACAATCGCATTCAACACCACATATGCTGCGGGATCTGAATGCACTATCATAGATTTCAATAGTACATATACTGCAGATACTGTTGGTATTGGTTCTGCTAATCTTGATAGACTAGATGTTCAACAAGATGGAATTAGAAGAAGATTTAACTTGTCTGATAGAGGAGTACCTCAGTATACTAAAAATGTTGGTGATGTGTTTGCTATCAGAAACGGTGTTCTTCAAAGACCCGATAATAGACATCAATCAGTTACTACAAACAAGATAACCTTTAATGATGCGCCACAATTTACTGATTCTACAGAATTGCTTTGGTTTAATAGACAATTACTCCCACTACCAACAAAAAATGTTGTTCTAGATGATTTCTACTGTTTTGATGGTGAGAGAAAAGATTTCCCACTAACTCTAGATGGAATTAATTTCTATCCAATTAATGTACATAATCTGTTTGTAGTCAGAAATGGTGTATATCAAAAACCAGGAATTGATTTTAGACTCGGTACACCACTTGATATCAGAGAAGTTCCAGGACTTGATAGTTATACATTAGATGGATCTAGTATTGTATTCTCAGAAGCTCCAGTTGAAACTGATGAGGTTACTGTTTTCTATTCGTATGATGGACTGAATCAAAATCTTAAGATTGATCCTCTAAGATACTTCAATGGAGTTGAAACGACTTTTGCCCTAACTAGAAATTATATTTCAACTACACCAACTTCTGTAGATCATATTCAAGTTTATAGAAATGGAGTTTATCAGTACTCTGGACAAGATTATATTCTTCAAACTACAAATGGTGGTCCAAGAATCACATTTACTACGGCTCCATTACAGACCGATGATATTTTTGTAACTGAATTTAATACATCTGTAAATTTTGTAAATAAGACCATTGATTTCGTACAGGTATCACCAACAAGCATTCAAAATCAATCAAACGAACTGATTACTAGTACAGATGAACTATTAATTTATAGTTCTGGAGTTTTGGTTTCTGATG